AAGCAGATTGAGTTTGCCGAAGCTGAATATTACGAACAACTTACAAAAGTTTTAGATAAGATCGAAGATGATATAACTTCTTTAGCTGGAAAATCTTTACCTTTAACAGATGGAAAGCTAATTGAGTTAAGGGCGGCTATTGCTATACGACCACAGATCAAAGCGATTCTAGAAAGAGAATATCTAGCTTGGTCAGATACAGTTGTTAGAAAAGGATTTAACAAACAAGCCAAAAGAGTTGAACGAGCATTTAAAGCCATAGGAAGAATCCCTAAAGAGTTTCAAGAACTAACAAAAGGCGACTTGGCCTTAATACAAAATTTAAAACAACAATACTTTACCCAATTCAAAGACATCTCCAATACCTTTACTAGAACCTTATCGGATAAGGTCTATCAAAATACATTATTAGGTTCTGAATTTACTGTTTTAGAAAAAGAATTAAGACAAACAATCAATGGTATTTATGCAAGTTCCAACGATCCTGAAATTAATAGATTGGTTAAGTTTGTTAAAAAGAATAAGAATGTTAAACGTATGCAATCAAAGGTTGATACTGCTGTTGCAACATTACAATCTAAATTTGCAAGGGATAGGGCTGGGGAGAACATGAAACGATATGCTGGACAGCTATTAAACGACTCATTAAGGGATTTTGATGCCACATTGAATTTTAATAAATCTAATGATGCTGGACTGACTTATGTTAAATACTATGGCGATATTATTCCTACAAGCAGAACACATTGTAAAAGAATAATTAGTGGTGTATATAATAGACGAAAAGGTGGACTTTTTACAATTGATGAAGTCAGAAAACTTTGGAACAGCACGAGTTGGGGTGGAAAGAAATCCGGAAACCCTTTAGTTGTTCGAGGTGGTTATAATTGTCGTCATCAATGGTCTTATGTCAATCCAGATTGGTATGACAAAAAAGGCGAACTAATAATATAAAATAGGAGAAAAATATGTCCGAAGAAACAAAGGTTACTGTACCTGAAACACCAACAACAGAAACACCAACAGAAGAAGTAAAAGTAGAAGCACCCAAACAACAAACTTTTACCCAAGCACAGCTTGATAATATTATCAAATCAAGATTAGATGCTGAACAAAAAAAACATCAAAGAACATTAGATGATGCAAAGAAAGCCGAGCAAGATGCTTTTAAAGAAAAAGAAGTTAAGGAAGCTAAATCAAAAGCAGAACTTGAAAAGCTTATGCAACAAAGAATATCTGAAAGAGATACAGAAGTTTTGAAATACAAAAATGCTCTTAAAGAAGAAAAGATAGATAACAATTTATTATCTGTTGTATCTCAAAACCAAGCTATCAATCCTAAACAAGTGGTGGCTTTGCTTAAAGATGAGATTAAATTAAATGATGATAATCGAGTAGAAATACTTGATAATAACCAAAATATTCGTTATAACGAAAAAGGAAACCTTTTAACAATCGAAGAGAGAGTTAGGGAATTCTTACAGGCGAATCCACACTTTTCCGTAAGTGGTAAATCTGGAACAGGAAGCCAGAGTTCAGTCGAGGGTAAAACTGTAAAACCTTTCAAGATTCAGGATTTAGACATGAGTAAGCCAGAAGATCGTGCTAAATATGCAGAGTATCGCAAAGAACGAGATTCAAAACCTACTCAAATTAACTTAAACAAATAATAATAAAGGATAAGAACAATGGCAAATGAAACAACATCGTCCACGCTTTCGGAACTATATACTGAAATCGTGGCGGAAGCTTTATTTGTGGCTAGTGAGAAATCACTTATGCGTGGGTTGGTAAAAAACTATGCAATTACCGGAGGCGGTAAGAGTGTGGAAGTACCAATTTATGCGGTAGTGAGTGCTGCGGCTGTAAGTGAAGCAACTGATTTGTCTAATACTCAAATTGATCCATCTTCTGTTACGATAACAGCAAGTGAAATTGGAATCATGACAACATTAACGGATTTAGGTAGAAATGCCTCTCCTCGAAATGTTGCCGCTGATATTGGCAAATTATTCGGAGAAGCTATTGCTAAAAAAATAGATGTAGATTTAACTGCATTATTTGATGGCTTTAGTAAAGTTGTAGGTGGTGCGGCTGTTGCTTTTTCTGCAGCAAAGCTTTTTGAAGCTTTAGCAGAATTAAGAACTCAAGCAGTACCAACTGACGATCTCTCTTGTGTGGTACACCCATACATTGCCTATGATCTAAAAAGTGCAATAACTAATACCTATGCTAATCCAAACCCAACTGTAAATGCTAATCAAGCAATGCAAACTGGGTTCGTGGGAAGAGTTGGTGGAGCAAATGTTTACGAAAGTTCCAATATCTCCAACACAGGAACAGCAGGTGATTATAAAGGTGCTTTATTTCATAGAGATGCTCTAGGTCTTGCTATCATGCAAGATGTCAAAATTGAAACTCAAAGAGATGCGAGTTTAAGAGCAGATGAGCTTGTAGCAACTGCGGTATATGGAGTTAGTGAATTACACGACACTTATGGTGTTGAATTGTATAACGATTCCTCTATCTTAGACTAATAAATAGTTACTAGAGGCGAGAAATCGCCTCTAGTGCAAAATAAAAAAGGAAAAACATGGTAAAAATAATATCCAATGTTACGCTTGTTAAATTAACAAACGGAAAAAAGACTATTGAAAGAAGCAAACTACAATATGAAGCCAATATAAAACACTTTGCGATGAGGGGTTTTAAATTAGTTTCAGATAAGGTAGAAGAAGTTAAAAGCGATGCTGAAAATGTCGTTAAGTTAAAACCAAAGAAAAAAGGGAAAAAGAAATGAAATATATTACTAAATATTGGAAATTAGCAAAAGATAATCCCAAAGTAACTGTTGGAATTATTATTGGTGTTATAATTATTATAACTTGGATAAAGTAATATGGCTACTAATTTTACAGGATCAGATGTCATAGCGGCTTCTGATGTAACTGCTTATCAAACTGATTCATTTGATTTTGGTATTGCTGTTGGAGCAACAGTAGTAACTGATTGGTTAGCCCAAACAACAAATGATATTTTTAGAGATTTAAGAATTAAATGGTGGCCAGTATATAAGACAAATATTTTTACCGATATTACCGTTTTAAATACAGCAGAAATGTCGAATACAAAGGTTAATTTAAATCAGTTTAAAAGAGCTGGTGTGTACTTATTCTTGTCGAGATTTCTATTACCAGCTTTAACCAAGTTTAGATCGGAAACAGATAAGGATAGATTTGAAAGAATGATAGAATATTATTCTTCCAGTTATTTAAAAGAATTTCAATCTATTTTAGACGATGGTGTTGAATACGATTCTGATGCTGGAGGAACAATCGCTAGTAGTGAAAGAGAACCTTTACACGCATACAATAGATTAAACAGATAAATGGCTGTTGCTGTTCATGTTAAAACGAATGTTAAATACGTTCAAAAGAATATAAGAAATTTCCAAAAACGATTCCCCAACGAAATTAAAAGAACATTATTAAAGTCAGGTTTTTTATTACTAACCATTATAAAGGAATTAACTAAAAAAGGTCTTAAATTTAACAGAGGAAAGTTTGACAAATATAATGAGGACTATGCAAAGTGGAAAACAAAGTATGTAGGAACGAGCATTGTTAATTTAATGCTAACTGGACGAATGATGCAATCCTTAACTCCTAACAGTACTGTTAAAGCAAAAGGAAAAAATAGAGTCGAGTTGAAGTTTAGTAATTCTGAAATGAGAGAAAGAGCATTTAGAATACAAACAGGAGTAGGGCAACCTATAAGACCTTTCTTTGGTTTTGACAAAAGGACAGAAAAGAAGATAAATAAGGAGTTTGAAAAAGAAATTGGCAAAAGAATGAAAAGAATGAGAATATGAGTGCAAGAGAAAACATAGCAGATAATATTAAAACAGTTATAGATGCAATCAGCAGTCCTGATGTCAAGCTAGTTTCAAGACAACCTTTTAATATTGATGAACTATCACAACAACAATTCCCTTGCGTTCTTGTTCAAACATCAGAAGAAAATAGGGAAGATCAAGAATTGGGAAGTGGTGCTAAAACTAGGACAGGAACTATTGATTTTATTGTCAACGGGTTTGTTCAAGGTTCCAATACCAATATT